TGTCAATGAGTTGACAACTCGATTCGTCTTACGCCGCTGGATGTAATCCATCGCGTTCTTGATGGTCTCGTCCTCCATCATGTCGTGCCCGACCCACTGGGTTTCGATGCCTTCCTTGACCAGTGCAATGTGCAAATATGCAAGCCCGCGACAGAGCGGCAGCTCCCACAGCACCTCCTGCTCCGTCAGCCCAGTGATTGGACGCACCAATGACACGTAGTGCGCCTGAAAGACCGGACTGGCTAACGCTTTCCCTCGGCGCCGGCTGTTTGCACCACCTCGGACTGATTGGCCGTTGAGTCGTTCAGGATGCGCAGTCCGAGACTGATCGCATCACGCTCTTCTGAGATTTTGATGTTGGCGTCGATCCAGTCATCACACGCATCAATCAACGCTTGGATGCCTTGCGCGCGCAGCTTGCGGAGTTGTGCGGTCGGCGTGATGCAGACGAAGATCAGCACCTTGCTTAGCGGCGCAAATAGCGAGAACTCGTCAAAGCAGGCGTCAAGAGTCGGGAACCCTGACTTGTGGCACATCGACACCCAGATGTCCTTCCGCGAGCACGAGACACCTTCAAACGTTTTTCCCTTCCACTCATAGGCCGCATTGAATGCGTCTGTTCTGCGTTGTTCCTGCTCGTTTGGCAGGTTCACTAATGAAATCCCGTCGTCCTCTTGGGTTTGAATGTCTATCATGGTCGGCCAGTTGCAAGGAATCGGTCAGCCATTTCCATTCCCTTATTGGTAATGGATTCGCGCACATAGGCTGTGCGGGTGGTGCCCTTTCTTGTAATTAGCACTTGTCGCTCTGCTGAGTCAAGCGCGCGCTTGGCCGCGTGTCTGTTTTTGATTGCCATTAAGTAGCCGAGAAGCTCGTGATGCGGATCGAGCTTTTGCAGCTCACCCGACATCAACGCCTTCATAAGATGCCCGACATTGATCTCCGGCATTGTCACCGAAGTTGTGGAAAGGTACATCGTGACGTACTCCTTTCCATTGTCCGCCCGCACCTGCACTACTGGCTTCATCACAACGCCCATGGTCATGAAGGCGGACGCAACATCAACGTCCGTGCAGGCGATCCAGCTTTCCATAATTAGACGACGAATGGGTATTGCTTCACTGAGAAGGTAGTCTTGGCCATCTCGGTGTTGGTCTCCGAGCGGTTTGGGTCCATGAAGATCATGGTGCCGTCATTCGGGTCAAACCCGTAGGTGAGGGCAGCAAAGTTGGCTAGAGTGGTCACTTCCGTCCCTGGATGCTGGTTGGCCAGTCCAAGAGTCTTATTGGACAGGTAACCATCGAACGCGAAGGTGATTGTTGGGTTGCGGTACTCAAGCCCGAAGGTGGCCCCAGCGGCGTTAAGATAAGCCTTCTCATCACGCGCTGCCGTGATCGTCAAAGACTGAACGAGGATGTCTGGAGTAACGGCATTGCTCTCATCCAGCAGCGTTGAGGATGGAATGTTTCCGTGTTGAATCAAAGCGGCGACGGCAGGCATATTTACAGAGTGGGTGTCAATCTTACTGCTGCGTGGAGGCGCAGATGATGGTGAATGCGTACTCGGTCGAGAGCGTGTCATTCTCGCTGGTTCCCGGCGTCATGTTATTGCTGTGCTGTTTCAGCACGTAAACGCCCTGGCCGTTGCTGATTGCGTTGATCTTCTGGCCCAGTGTGGTCGTGTCCCACACGCCAAAGAGCAGCGCGGAAATATTCTCCGCCCGCAGCTCGTGCCTTGGTCGATTGTCTCCGCCTAGAATCAGATTCGCCTCTTGCCGATCCTCCACCATGTTTACGTTCAGTCGGCAGTGCCAGACGGTCCCGGCCTGCGGGATCTCGTCGGATTCGGTCACGCGCACGACGATGAACGGAAGTTTTACCTCATCGTTTTCGCGGTCGTCGCAAAGCGTGAATCCGGTAAATGCAGACAACGGCAAAAGCTCGTCGTTTAGCACTGTGATGAGTCGCCGCTGTAGTCGGTCGGAGGGACAGATTGGGTAGGTGATCATTTCTTGAATCCTGTTTTCTTGGCGACTTCGTTCACGTCGTCTCTCATCCATTGAATGAACTGCCGACGCACCTCTGGAATGGATGAACTGAATGCCTTTGGTGCGATGAGGTACGCGCCTAAGCGTTGCACGCTGGCGAACGCATGGACTTTGCCATTTGATGCCGGGACGGCCTTGGTGCCGATTGAGTGGCCCTTAAACCGCTTCTGATTGCGAGGCATTCCGATCCTTGGCACGTTGAACGCCTTGTAGGCTGGAATGAACCCAGCAGCCAAGAATCCCACCGAGCGAACACGCGCATTTACAAACCTTTCAACGGTCTCGTAAAAGTCGCTGACAAAAGACGCTGATTTGGCCCCACTGCTAGCTTTTGGAAAATACTTGACGCCATGTTTTTTTCTTATGCGGGCCGCGATAATCTCAGCCGCTACCGTGTTGGTTAGCTGGTGGCGTTTTTTCTTTTCTGCTCGACTAAACTTTTTTGCTTGGCCAGTCAGTTCTATCCGCACCTTGGCAGGCGTTATTGAACGACGTTTCACCTTTTCCGATGCAAACGGAAGCCAAAACCGCATAGCTTTATTCACGACCGATGCGTCGGTCTTCTTCTTCATCCTCTTGTAGTCGGCCATTGCCCTTTCAAGCAGCGCCGTGTTAAACTTCACCATCAAACTCATGCCGCCGTCGCCTCCATGTTTGGGTCAATCAGCTCCAGATCGTAAAACGGGCGGATCTGCGTGGTCGCAGCGCTGTCGATGCGGTAGATGACCGCTGTGGCCAGCACTGTGCCCATCTTGATCTCGTCGTTGATCTTTGGCACGGTCGTAAACTGCGCTTTCGTCGCAATCACGCTCACCGTGTCGTCCTTGACGATGATCTGAGCCATCAGGTTCCGGCTGTTCTTGCCGGTCGGCTGGTAGGCGTGAATCTGCACGTTGTTATGCCACACGTAAAGTTGCGCGCCGCTGGCATCCGTTCCAAATTTGGTGCGGATGCGTCCATGCGCGGAGGCGATGCGTTGAGCGTAGGTCATACAAAAAAGCGGCTGACAAGGATAGAACCCTGTCAGCCGCCCACGATGAAAACACCCAACACCAAAAATTAGGTCAGCAGTCTGACTGAGGCGCTTACCGCGCTCATGTCGCCCGTAGTGCCGGCTGTGGTGAACTTGGCGTTCACGTAGCGCGGAGCGGGAGAAGGCAGCCGAAATCGGAAGGATGTTTGAGGGATTGCGCTGCCTGTGCCGGTCAGAACCGCCGAGAGACCCAAACTGGTCGTCGGAGTGGCCGTTGATCCACCCTGCAAGAGGATGGTGATCGTGTCCGCTGATGCGAGCTGCGTAGCAGTCAAAGCAGGGATCAAGACTTCTACTTCGGCATTCTCAGGGAAAAACCCTTTTGAGTTAGTGCCGAGGTCGAGGTCAGGAGACTGGACGTTGCCGTCAGAGGCGGTCAGAAGCCGAGCCTTGGTCAGGTCCGCGTCCTGAATGTTTCGAGAAAATTCGTTAGCCATTGTAATAATTCTTTAGATGTGATGCGCTTAATTACTCAGCGATACCGATCGAGTCGGTGATGACGATTGGGATACCGTTGGACTCAAGTGGCAACGGAGCGAATACTTCGGCACCGGTGGCGGACTTGCTGCCGAGGGCGGAGAAGGCGGTGGAACGGCTTGACTGGAGCTGGAACGCCGAGCGGCGGTTCATCAACCAGTAGTTTGGCCGGTACCCAACCGGGTATTTACTGAGCAATTCAGCCAGACGCGCATCGGTGACACCGGCACCGGAGTCGCTGCCGACGGCGCTCAACCGGCCAACGCTGTATTTGCTGCCAACCTGCATCCCGACCCAAGCGGTCAAGTTTGCAACGTGAGCAGGATAGACCGAGCTAGTCCCCACATTTTCGATGCGCCACTCACCCAGTTCAAAGGTAGTACCGGAACCGAAAACGAGCTGAACGCCTTGGGTGTCGGTGTTGATGCCGTAAACGGAGGACAAAGCAGTGCTACCGCCAGCACCAACTACGAGTCCGGAGTTGAAAGCGGTGTGAATCGCCTGCAAGCCAGGGAAGCCCTTGGAATCAACGCTGGTTCCGTAAATCACCTGCGAGCCGAGTTCAATCATCGCTTGGCGCATTACACCGATGGATTCGATGTCTTTCCACGCTTGTTCTCCGTCCTCGTAAGCGCGAGCCACCGCAACGTCGGCCTGCACTGCACCGCTGAGAATGTAGCACTCGATGAGTTGATTCTCGAACTCCGATTTGCTCGGGGTCGATCCTTCGTTAGCGGCACGGAATCCGACGCCCGGATACGAGACGCGCGACGCGATCTTGTAGCTGGTGCCTCGGATGGTGCGCGCTGGCATAATCTGAACCTCGGGAGCGTAGGTCAGCGTTTCCTCAATCAGCCCGACAATGGTGTCGGAGCCGTTGAGTTTGGCAATATCGAGAAGATTGGCTTGTGGCATGGTCTTGAGAGAAAGTTGTTATGAGTTGGCCGAAACGTAGGCCGCTTCGGTTGGGAATTTTTCAGTGAACGCGCGAACCGCTTTTAAGCGATCGAGGCCGGTGGCCGTTCCGATGGCTTGATTCTTGGCTTCGTGGTAGGAGATGGCTGGTACCTTAACCTCTGGCTCGTTAATAGGAGCGGCAAAAGCAGCAGGAGCAGGAGCGGCGGCGGCTAAGCGAGCTTGTAGCTCGATGTCGCTGTTGCCAGACTGCAACGCTTTCAGATCGGCCTTGAGTTGTTCGCACTCGGCGAGCACTTTGGCGTTGTCGGCGGCAAACTGCGTAGCCACTTCGTCAAACTTAGCAGTGAAAGCGGCGAACTGCTCCGCGATGATGGCGGAAAAATCAACTTGAGGTTCTGGCGCAGGCGCCGGTGGGTCAATTGGCATAACATCTTCGTCACTGTCAATCTGATCAGCCGAGAACACGCCGTCAGCATTGGCTGCGGGTGTGTCTACAAAGTCAGCCGAGTATAAGCCGCGTGGGCGGGTCATGTAGTTGCCGCTTTCCTTGTCCAATTCTGGCGCATCCGCTGCAAACATCAAGGAGACGCCAAAAGCGGACGGGATTTCATTGATCATCTCCAGCAGCATCTCCTTTCCGCTGTGCGCATCGAATAAGGTCAGATCGGCAAGCAGCTTGCCTTTGCTGACCCGGAAATTCTCGTAGTAACCCACCGTGTCCTCAACACTAGAGAAGTGATTCAGCTTTGCTTTGACCCGTCCTTTCTCGATTGCAAGCGCCTTGAACTTGTTGAGCGAACGCTTGTCCACGAACACTCCATGACCGAGCGCCGGGCCTTCTTGAATCAAGGAAACGCCCATGATGGTGTTTCCTGATACCTTGCCTTGGAACGCTGCGAATGTCTGAATCTCTTCGGTGACTGGCATACACGCCGCCCCGATGTCAATCAGTGCTACCAGCCTCGGCTTCGTCCTCGGCGATGTCTTCGGCCTCGTCCTCTGGCGACTCTTCATCCTCGACTTCTGGCACGTCCTCCGCAGGCGCAGCCGCTGGCGCCGGGATAGCCGGCGCGTTTGGCGCCCGCCGCTCTAGCATGTAAATCGCTGTCGGCAGATCCAGCACGCCGCCCGATGCGTCTTGCACCATCTTCGCATCCTCGACCAGCTCCATAGCCTCCGCGCGGAGCAGGCTGCGAATGATGTTGCGATCCTCACCGCGATCCGCCGCGATCTGTGTCTTGCTGATAATTCCGGCCATGGTCTCGTCGATGAGCGCCTTTGACTCACGCCCGATGTCGGCGGTGACTTTGGCCGGAAAGCGCCACTCCCCCGCATCAAAGTCTGGTACGGCTGGCAGGTGACCGAGTTGGATGCCGCGAGCGATGACGCGGATTACGATCGGGTAAAGCAGCTTCTCCTCCAGTGTTAGCTGGGTCATTTCAAACTCACGAGCAGCCTGCGCCGCTTCCATCCGCACCGCTGTGCCTTGTCCCGCCCAGGAATAAATGAAACCGTAAGGCAGCCCAACGGCCAGCCCGGTCGAGCGGACAAGCGTGTCAAGAAACCCGTTAAAGGTCGGCGACGGGCGGTTAAAATCAACGGGGTTGAACGATTCGCCTTCTGCGAGGTACTGAATGGCGCCCGGCTCGACCTTCTTCATCCGGTCGGCATCCGACATGTAGTCGCTGTGCGTCGTGTCCAGCGAAACGTCTTGATCTGCGCTGCCGTCTGCGTTGTTGATGACGCCGCTGATCGAGGACAAATACTTCACTGAGATTTTCTCGCACGCGAGGATCTCTTGAAGGTCTTTGATGTCGGTGATGGCTGCGTCGAACGCCGAGAACCCGCGATAAGAGTCTAACCGGGTCGGGTCGAACAGGTGCAGGAACTCCTGCGCAGGCACCTCAAGCGCAGGCATCATGGACTCACCGGTCAGGCTGCGATTGTAGATCCGGTATCGGATCGGCCTGCCCGTCGAGTCGATGACAACGCCGGAAAAGTCTTGCTCGCCTCTCTTAAGCGGCTTAAACGGCTTCGCATCCGTCCCGTTGCGATTAGGAATCGAGCCGATGCGGTCAGCCTCGATGGCTTGCAGTCGGATCGGACTGATCTTGAGCATCTCGTCGAGCTGCGTCATTGGCACCTCGCTTACGATGTAGCCGATGTCCCCGTCCCGCTTCATCGACGTGACGCCCAGCCCGGCCAGCACGCGAAAATGGTGGCGCCGGGTCAGGTCGCAGCTCGACATCCACCTTTCCACGTAAGCCGTGATTGCTCTGTTGGCTTCCTCGGAGCTTGTGCGCGGCACGTACTGCAAGCGGCCCACGGAAAAGGTGCGGTACTTGCGCAGAATGCTTTTGACCACGCTGCTGTTTTCTTCCAGCCATCGAGCCTCCCTAATTAGCGTCACCCGGTCGGTGTGGTTGCGGCTGGAATCAGGCTGATCCAACGCTTGACCGCTCGCCCGGCGATTCGTCGATGACTGAGCCCCGACGCGCCAATATCCCACCTTGTCGCCCGCCTCTAGCTGCGCCTTTGCGCGCTGGCGTTGCAAGGCGGTTGCCGGACTGAAAAACCTGATGGTCTGTTCGATAAAACTCATAGCGGAAAGGTTGAAAAGTCAGGTTTGAGGCGGTTGGAAATGCCCGGATATTTTACGGGGTCGAGCTGGTGCATCCTCCGCATCACAGCCCGCATCAAAGTCATGACCGGTATACCGCCGTCTGATCCAGATGCGCGGGTTTCGGACTCACCGCCGCCGGATGTGCTAATCACGATGGTACCTTGGCCTTCGGTCAGCGCCGAAAGACACTGATCATAAAGCGTCTCGCAAAATTGCAGCGACGCATAGCGTAAAATTGAAGGGCCACCCATAAAGTCACTCTGTCTGTCAAGCGTTGACAGCCTCCACGTCGTTTGTGATGATTTCGGCCTGTCCGATGATCTTTTCGATGCAAGCGGCCAGAACCTGCATGGCTTCGGCATCGAACGAGTGGTTCTCGCCCAGCTTTTTAAAGAAAGTCTTGTTCTTGCCAGTCCGTTTGTCCTTCTCCGTGACAAAGACCTCGTTCTGAATCTCTTTAAAGTACCACTTCGGCGCATTGTGCGCGATCTGCCACGATGCCCCCTGGCCTGCGCGCAGACGATGCAACACCAGCTTGATGTAGTCGCTGCTCCAGACAATACGGTCGCACAAGTCAGCCTGTCGAGCGTTGCGCACCTTGGATCGTGCAAGCCCTACGCCCGAATCGACGTGCTGGATCTGCGAATAAGGACGTTTGACCGACCGGCTCCGGCCTGTCCGCTTGTCTAGTAATGTCCAAGTGAAGAATTGGGCCTTGTCGCCCTTCAATGCGATCCAGTTATTCGCTGCGCATTGCCTGTATACCTCCCCTTGATACCGCTCAAACCCGCAATCGACGAACACGCGCCTGTCTGTAATCTCTAATCGCTTCTGTAAGTCGGCCAGTTGCGACCAAGTATGCAGCTCACCGGCGTAAAACAGACGCGATTCGCCATTTTGTGCCCACAACCGGACGATGACGCGGAAATAATCGCGCTGAACGTCTACGGTCATGTATCGGCGGAACTCTTGGTCCCACGGCTCTTCCATCGCAAAACCGCCCGACAAATTGACCTCCTCCGACTGGAACTCCCGCATATCCCAGAACTCACCCAGCCGCTTGCGTACAAACTCAGCCAACGGCGAATAATCACCTAGCTTCCGCGCGTGTTCAGCCTTGAGAAACTCGCTCGCTATCGTGTCCCATGATACCCATGGCACGGTTAAAGCGTTCCAGTGGTAACTCTTGACGCGCGGATCTGGTGCTGAATTTTGATTGAGGTAGAATCCGCTGTTTGCAAGCGACCTTCTCACCCTAGGGTCGTCCCTGAGCATGGCGTGACAGGCAGGGCATTCATACCGAACGGTATTGCGGATGCGCGCTAAATCGTACTTACCGTCTGCCAGCTTTGCCCCTTCGCCGTCCCACCGCAGTTGAGATAGCACCATCGGCCAGTGCTCGTCACACTCCGGGCATCGCACATTCCACTCGCTGCATGAGCCAGCGATAAAGGATTCGTAGAACTCGCCAGAATTGTTCATTGGCGTGCTCACGTAGATCCGCTTGCTGTTCCGCGCATCAAATGATGTCGTCCGTTTGCGCGACTCGTCGATGTGGCCGTGAGGCCAATATGCCGCTTCGTCGCCCACCACATACTTCGCTGCCTTCGATTGCAGGTTGTGGATGTTGCTCGCACCCATCACGTATTGCGTCATGTGGGCGAATGCGACCGTCCTCTTTTGAATTGACTTGTCTCCACGTGCCAGCATCTTAGTGACAGGCTTGCAGTCGAGAATCCTGTGCTTGAATCGGGTGTCCAAGAACTCGTCCGCGTGCTCATCGGTTTGCAGGTAAAGACACATGTCCCCGCCCTCCTCCGCGATCAGGTAGAGCATAGCTCCCTCGGCCAGGGCGGTTTTGGCACTTTGCACTGAACACGCGCAGATAATCTCACGGGTCTCGTGATTCTTTAGCTGCGTCAACGGTTCCTTGATCCATGGAGAGTTCTTCGTGTCGAACGCGCCAAGGATTGGGCCGCGCTCAAAGCGAACATGCGTCTTCAGCCAGTCCTCAACTTCCAACTTTGGAGTAGGCCGGAAAATTTCCCTCACTGCATTGTAAATGATCGAACTCATTTCTTTTGCCGCTTAGGCTTGGGTTTCTCCGGCTCTGCTGGCTTTACCTCTAAATCATCGCCGTCATCAGTAGGAGTGGTCAACGCATCCTCCAGCTTTGAGTAGTCCTCGACGGATAATTCTTGGCATATTTTGTCGATCTTCTCCCTCATCCGTTGCTCCGCTTCTGCTGGTGTCACCCCGCTGACTTCATACGCCAGCTCCGATGGGACGCGGGAGAACTTGTCTTTCACCGCATAACAGATGGCCCTAAAAGCAATCAGCACTTTATCAACCTCGATCAGAATTGACTCAGCCTTCTTGTTCTTGATTTCTAAGTTCTTGCACTCCAGAAAGATCTTTCTGGCCTTCAGCGTCGCAACATCTTCCACGCCTTCGACGTTCACTTCGTCGCCATCGTTTAGCCGCGTATAGTTGCCGTCTGACAGAAACTGTTTCCGAACCGCCTTGATCGCATCAAGATCGTATCCCAGCGGTGTCTTTTGGAATGCGTCCGGATTGATCTCCTTCCACCGCATCATGGCGGACGCATACACGTTAAAGACAAGAGCCACCTCGCTGAGGTTCTTTTTCCATCTTTCCTTGTCCTTGTGGCGGTGCAGGAACTCTGTATCGCCAGCAGACAAGACGATGCCGCGCTTGGCTTTCTCAAGCAGCAACTGGAATCGCTCTTGTGTCTGCTCTGGAGTGAGTGGCTCCATCAGGAATTGCGCATCTCCGCACGGCTGCGCTCGATCAACTCTGCCGCATGAGCAGCGCGCCCTGTGCTTTCACACCACTGAATCCATTCGCGCAAAAGCACTCCTGTGTCGCCGAGTCGATCTTGTGAATCAGCGACCGTCTCCCGTGAAACATCCATAGTCCGCTGCATCCGCGCAGGTGTTTCGCCCAGCATAATTTCACTGTCCACTTTCGGTGGACACGGCGGCTTCGGGAATCTGTTTCTTGAGGTCATCGTAAATAGAAATAATAAATTGCATGTCTTCGAGAATCTCGGTGATCATTTCTTCATCGAGCGTATCCAGCACCGTCCCCTCTCTCCACCACCGACGAATGCACCCGAGCGATGCCATCAAGTTTTGAAACTTGTAGACATCAGTCTTCCTTGGTGTCGGTTTTGGCGCTGTTTCACCGCCAATCGCAATCTGAAGTTGCTTATACTGGCTCGATCCAGATTTCTGAAGCGGTGGCGCTTCCGGCGACATCCGCGCCAGCCGCATGCAGCGGTATACCGCATAGTAATCGCCACCACCGATGTTTTGCGAGGCGTACTCTTCCCACTTCTCCTCACCAACGGCATTCTTGAGTTTGACGCACGCCTTGCCCACCGCCCACGCGCGACTGAATGCCGTCGCGGAAATGCCAGCCGCCATCTCCGCCTCATTCCGCATAATGCCCAGTTCTCTGGCCGCGTATTCTTGGAGCTGATCGGAGTCAAACGAATCAAAATTAGGTAGTGCGAGCTGCATATTAGGATTCACGGCGGATCTGAAATGGTGGCCCTTGCTCATTGATTGAGTATGACTCACCGGGACGCAGCTTCATGCGCTGGCGGATTGTATTCTTTAAGGCTGATAAGCTCTTAGCGTTGACTTCGCGCACTTCTCCGGCTTGTAGATGCTTGAAGATCTTCTGGCTCTTGCGCGGTTCTGTTGATTCGATTGGTGTGAACATGGTAGTTAGAGTTGTTTTTCTTGTGCGTAGGCTAGGAGCAGAAGAGCATCCGCAGTTTTTAGGGTCACCTTAAGATGTGGGTACCGCCGCTGCGCCTCAGCCTTCAACTTATTCTTGTGCTCGGTAGTGGTGGAATCTCCTTTACTACCGAGTCGAAAGTGCTTTTGCCAGTCCTGCGGGCGGACGAGGATGACCGGCATCCGGAGTGATACAGCGATGCCTCGCACAAGGCCGCAATTGAACGCCAGCGGAAAGATGGTCGAACCCGGCAATGCCTTGCCGACGAACTTGGGTACATCCTCGATGACACATTTGACGCCTGGCCGCATACTGTAGAGAATCCCAATCTCCTCCGCGATCTCGGTATCGCTGCCCGGCATGCCCATGCAGGAGGGGAGCGCGGCACTGTCCCACGCGATCCCGCCGTTTACGCCTGGATCAATTGTGATGTACGTAGTCATTGTTTGGGTGCTGGTGCGTCTTGTTCGATGTATCCCCATTTTGCCACGTGGACGGACTCATACACGTGACGTTGTTGAACGGGTCTCATTCCGTTTTGTGGCGGAAGGTGAAAATCCTGAAGGAGTTTATCAACTCTCTTAGAAAACGCCTGTTTGCTAAGACGATGCCGCTTGGCGATCTGTTCCATGCTCTCCTCCGCCCTCCCGATTAGGCCGTAACAATAGAGCACCACGTCTAGCTCTAGCAGTGGACTGGCTGAGTCGGAGATGTGAGCCAGCACCGCCGACAACCCCCGGTCGTAGGATGGATGGTCGAGCCCGTCGCGCTTGTCGATCTCAAGGTACAGGCGCACAAACTCTTGTTTCACGATGTCGAGAGCCTGTTGTCGGCTGAGATCCGCAACCGCACGCCAGCGCAGAGCCACCCGCTCCGCTAGGATGTCCTCGGGCGACTCAATATACTCAGGCGCTGCGACCTGAAAAACTGGATGATCGGTGTCGATGCGTCACATTATTCTAAACATAAATAATGCAAGTTGTTTGCAGCTAAATAATAAAAATCACTAATGCAAAAAGTTTGCAACAGTGCAAATTGTGCGCGCGAGGCGGAAACC